CAAATACGTCGCACAACGTGCTGGTATCGGTATTAATGCGGGAAGAATCAGAGGAATCAACAGCAAAATCAGAGGAGGAGAAGTCCAACATACAGGAGTCGTACCGTTTCTCAAAAAATTTGAGTCAACTGTCAGATGTTGTACTCAGAACGGGATCAGAGGGGGTTCAGCAACTGTCCACTTTCCTATCTGGCACCAGGAAATTCGTGACATCATTGTCCTCAAAAACAACAAAGGAACAGAAGACAACAGAGTCAGAAAACTCGACTACAGCATCCAATTAAGTAAGTTATTTTATGAGCGTTTTATCGAGGATAAGGAAATCACGCTTTTTTCCCCTCATGATGTTCCTGGTCTTTATGAGAGTTATGGGACCGATAAGTTTGATGACTTATATCGCAGTTACGAGTCAAATGAATCAATCCCCAAGTCAACAATTGGAGCCCAAGAATTAATTCTTGATCTTCTTAAGGAGAGAGCAGAGACTGGTCGTTTGTATATTATGAATATTGATCATTGCAATACTCATTCATCATTTAAAGATCAAGTCTTTATGAGTAATCTTTGTCAGGAGATTACTCTGCCAACATATCCTATTACTCATATAGATGATCATCTAGGAGAGATTGCTTTATGTATCTTAAGTGCTGTTAATGTAGGTAAGATTAGATCTGATGAAGAATTGGAAGACTTATGTGACTTATCAGTTCGTGGATTGGAAGAGTTAATTGATTATCAGGATTATCCTGTTATTGCTGCAGAGATGGCCACGAAGTCACGCAGATCTCTTGGAGTAGGTTTTATAGGTTTAGCACATTATCTTGCTAAGTTGGGATTTAATTATGATTCTCAGGAGGCATGGGATGCTGTTCATGGATTAACTGAGTCATTCCAATACTATCTCTTAAAGACATCAAATAAGATTGCACAAGAGAAAGGTCATTGTGAAAACTTTGGTCGTACAAAGTATGCTGATGGAATCCTTCCTATAGATACATATAAGAAAGACGTAGACGAGATTTGTTCTCAACCCTTACAGCATGATTGGGAATCTCTTAGGAATGATATCACCACCCACGGTCTTAGGCACTCAACACTGTCCGCACAAATGCCTTCGGAGAGCAGCTCCGTTGTGTCAAACGCTACCAATGGAATCGAACCTCCTAGAGACTACTTGTCCGTTAAGAAATCAAAGAAAGGGCCTCTTAAGCAAGTTGTTCCCTCCTATTCCACTTTAAAAAATAACTATACTCTTTTATGGGATATGCAATCTAATAAAGGATATGTTAATATAGTGGCTGTAATGCAAAAGTTCTTTGATCAAGCGATCAGTGGTAACTGGTCTTATAATCCTGAGAACTATCCTGATAATGAAGTTCCTGTATCTGTAATGGCACAAGATCTATTGACTACATACAAATATGGTTGGAAGACCTCTTACTATCAGAACACTAATGATCTTAAGAGTGATGAAGAATCAATATTGCATGAGAATGTAGAAGGAGTTGGTATTCAAGGTAAATCAAAATTGACTTCATTATTGGATGAAATTGTTTCATCAGATGAAACGGAGTGTGAAAGCTGTGCAATCTAACATGAATGGAATGACGGTATTCAATACCGATGAGGTAGACATCAAGAAGCAACCGATGTTTCTTGGTGCTCCTCTTGGCGTTCAACGCTATGATAATTTTAAGTATCCTGCTTTTGAAAATTTAACAAAACAACAGTTAGGATATTTTTGGAGACCAGAAGAAGTATCTTTACAAAAAGATCGTGGAGACTATCAGACGCTTCGCCCAGAACAGAAGCACATATATACGAGCAACCTTAAATACCAGATCATGCTTGATTCGGTACAAGGTCGTGCTCCTGGTATGGCTTTCCTTCCATACTGTTCATTACCTGAACTTGAAGCATGTATGGAAGTTTGGTCATTTATGGAAATGATCCATAGTCGTTCTTATACATATGTTATTAAGAATGTTTATCCAGATCCATCTGATGTTTTTGATAAAATTTTAAATGATGAAAAGATATTAGAACGTGCTTCTAGTGTTACTGAATCTTATGATACATTCATTAATTATGCACAGGAATGGGCTAGTGGTAATCAATGGAGGAAAGATTCAAAAGGATCTCCATCAGTAGAATGGACAAGAAAAGATTTAAAGAAACATCTCTATAGAGCAGTTGCCAATGTCAATATACTGGAAGGTATTCGTTTTTATGTTAGTTTCGCTTGTAGTTTTGCCTTTGGTGAACTTAAAGTTATGGAAGGGTCAGCTAAGATCATATCCCTTATTGCACGAGACGAGAACCAACACCTTGCGTTAACGCAGAATATAATTAACAACTGGAGAAAAGGTGATGATCCAGATATGGTTGAAATAATTAAAGAAGAGGAGGAATGGACTTACAAAATGTTTGATCGTGCAGTAGATGAAGAAAAGAAATGGGCTGATTATCTCTTTAAAGATGGCAGCATGATTGGTTTAAATGACAAATTGTTACAACAGTATGTTGAATGGATTGCTAATAAGAGATTAAGAGCAATAGGATTAAAACCAGTATATGATATACCTGCAAAGAACAATCCTTTACCGTGGACGGAGCATTGGATTAGTTCTAAAGGGTTACAAGTAGCACCACAGGAGACTGAAGTAGAGTCTTATGTTGTGGGGGGAATCAAACAAGATGTGAAAAAAGACACATTTAGTGGTTTCAAATTATAGTTTATGGTTAAATAGATGAAACAAAAACCACCTTTCCCTGAGTACCCCAATTATATGAATGGTAGACTTAAAAAAATTGACATGGAAGCACGAATCCTTAAGATAAAAAAGGGGATCGATGAGAAGAGTTGGTATCCTGAATGGAGTGATAAGGAAAGGTGGGCAGCACAACAAGCACTAAATAATGCACTAGATGTATTATTGGAGTATGACTATTGATGTAGATTATGAAAATCCCTGGTTATATAAAGGTACAAATTTCACTTCTGACGATATTGATGATAAGTTCGGTTTCGTCTACTGCATTACAAATAATAAAAATGGTAGACAATACATCGGTAGAAAATATTTCTGGAAGTTTAGAACTCCAAAGGGTAAAAAACGGAAAGTAAAATCTGAATCTGATTGGAAAAAGTATTATGGGTCTTGTCCAGAACTTAAAGAAGAAATTCAACAATTGGGTAGACATAACTTTAGCAGAGTTATGCTCAGCTTACATAAAACAGCTGGCAAAACAAACTTCGAAGAGACCAGACAACTCTTTGTTAAGGGAGTACTCACCGAGTCACTTGACGACGGAACACCGAAGTACTACAATAGTAACATCCTCTCCCGCTACTTCAGAAAAGATTATTATGAAACTTGATAAGATTGATGAGATAGTAAATCAAGTTAGAGATTGGTCTGTAGATAAAATTGAAGAAGCAGAATTGGTTGGAGATAAGATGGCTCTCTATGCTGAATTTGAAGAATGGATCGAGTTGGATGATGAGGATTCCATAGATATTATGTCATCAGGAAGCAAGGTAGTTGACAAACCATCTGAGGAGTGATATAGTATATTTGTTGGGTTGACGAATCTGACACGGGAGTGACTGAATAATCTTTCTGGCATATAGCTGGATAAGGTGATGAGACACAGGTGGTGCTGCTCCGAAAGGAGAATCGACTTACCAGTCGGGTCTCAGGCAGAGTGAAATTCTTACTTACTGTAGTAATGCCTCGCTCTTGTTGGTAATACAGGAATCCAACCTCCCACCCCAAACCTTTAATTGTATGATGATATGATATGATAAAAAGACCTTGGGGTAGTTATCAGACATTAATAGACGAACCCGATTACAAAGTTAAAAGAATTTATGTAAAACCTGATGAACAATTTTCCTTACAATATCATAATGATCGTGAAGAGCATTGGGTAATTGTTGAAGGAACTGGTATTATTACTGAAGGGGATGTTGCAAGACCTATAGGGCCTGGAGAATATTCATACATTCCTAAGAAAGCAATTCATAGACTACATGGTGGAGAAAAAGGTGTAGTTTTTATTGAAGTTCAAAGGGGTAAATGCGATGAGGATGATATAGTAAGGTTAGAAGATGACTATGGTAGAATAAATAAACTACCAAAAAAGGATTTTTAAAGAGTTAGAAAAATGATTACGGTAAGATGCAAAGACTGTAATAAGGAGGTAACGAATGATTCTGGATCATGTGGATGCCCTAACATGGTTAGGGTTAGTGGTGATGTTGTAACAGCTATTGACCTAACTAGAACTATAATGGTACAATCAAATCAACCAGAAAAAAAATCAGAAGGCCTTTCCTCTAAGGATCTTCAATGGCAAGAACAGAGAAGAAAAAGGAAAGTGCGGAAACTTAATTACGAGGTTCGATGACTGAAGATCTTATCCGCCAGGTATCTTATACTAAAGCAGAAGTAGATGGTATGATTGCTGCTGCTGTTGCTCAAGCACATGAAGCAGATAGAATCATCATGGCAAAGCATAATCGTGATGCTACCATCATTAGTATGATACTTGGTTTTATTTGTCTTGCTTTATTTGTAGATGGTTTATTGAGGATATTGGGAATCATTCCACCGTTTATGGATTTGGATGTGAATGTTATTGATGATGTTATAGAGAAGGTTGAGAGTGACTTAATGCCAATGATTCAGGATACAGCACAGAAAGCAACTAAATATATTCCAAGAAGATGATTGACATATCTTGGAGTTCATTCAGAATTTTGATGATTATGATCTTAGGATCAGTGTGGTTCTTTCTAATAATACAACAAATAGAACAAAATAATGAATCCAATAACTGATATTATATTTTCATTAACATGGGTGGTTCTTTTTGTCTTTGCTATTCGTTCAATAGTAAAGGGATGGAGTATTGCGAGAGAAGATACTGCTAGACCTAATGGTATGTGGACTACTAAGGTAACTAAAGTTCAACATCCAGAAATGGTTGATGTTAAACCTGGTGAGGAATTAATGGGAGTTACATTTGATCAGAAGACTAGTTGTAGTTTAGAGGAATACCAGTCTTTACAAAATAGAATAGAAGAGTTAAGATTGGAACTTGAATCTGAAGAGGATGAAGATGATGATGACGACGGAGACATTGTAGTAAGAGTATGACTTTTCTAATAGCAATCATGTCATTTGCAAATTTTGTTTTCTATCCATTGGTGATAGGAACTATTGTTGCAGTGATCATAGAACAGATTTTGAGATCAACAGGTAATGAAGATGATCCTAAAGCAGTCAGAAATGTTTTTGTTGCTATGGGTATACGAAAGTATCTCTGGAGACAAGCTTGGTTATTTAACATAATATGGTTTTTATGCTATATTATATTAATGATTACAGTGGGCAGACAGGCACCCCAATCAAT